TTTATAGGACTAGAAGTTATAATATAAATCGTTACCAACACTTAATGATTGGTATTCTGCAATCAAATCATGATCGGTAACAGGACCAACAGTATTCAAATTATTGTTTTGTAACTGAATAGTATCACCGTTAGCGATAAAGTTTGCAGGATTGTCTAATTTTACATAAAGGAAGCGATTCGTCGCATCCCAACTAATAACAGTTGCAGAATTAGCAAATCCACCTCCAAACTTAATTGTAGAAACGGACTCGTTAATAACACCATTACCAGATCCCTGACTTGGTGCAAAGAATGGAGCATTTGCTGCACTAGGATCTAATTCAACAATTTGATCAAATGCTAAATCTATACCAAGTTTTACACCTTGAATCTCATCAAGATCTCCAATAATTGATGGATTTCTTGGTACGAATGTAGTAAATCTTGCATTAATATTTCTAGCACCGAAGTGTGCAGACGCAGGTAATGTAAAAGTAATCAGATTAGTATCATCATCTGGATTTTCTGGTAAATCTGAAGAAATGTTATCCAAATCAATAGATGGAATAGCAACAGTATATAATGTTGGTCCAGAAAGTGGGAATATTCCTCCTGGCAATGCATTAATTGTGGTAGTTAAGGTTCTCCTAGCTCTCAAGGATTCCCTTACTTTTGCCTCTTTTACCAAATCACTTAACCACCAACCATACTCACCAATAGTTCCTGGATTGATTCCAGACAATGGATTTGTATTCCTTTGTCCATTTGAATTAGTAACTGCTAATCTAGTTGCACTAAGGATATTAATAATACCCCTTTCCGATACTTCATTTGATTGAACTATGGTATCGCCTGCCTCAACTGTGGCATCAACGTCAATACTCTCATAATCTGCTGCTGAACCTACAAAGATATAACCTTCAAACTCAGAACCAAATTTTGGAGGAGAAGAGAACTCAATCAAACTACCAAAGAGTTTGAATGATGACAGTGACTCTGGATATGCTTCATCTCTACCAAATTCAGTGGTTGATGGAATTTGGTATACACCATCAATAAAAAGAATTAGGTTAGCAGAAATATTTGCTTCTGCTCTTCCATTAGAAATCAAACTAAAAATTTCACCATTAACATCACGAAGGTCAAATGCAGTTTCAATACCATTGAATTGATTTGAAATGTCACTAATAGAAATCTGCTCACCAACATAGAAGCAGTTAAATGGAGTACCGTCTGAAGGTGCTTCAGTGAATACTAATTTAGAGAACGATGTTCCATTCTCAACTAATTGGTATGAAGATCCTCTTTTCTGTAGAATGCCATTAACAACTACAAAGATATCCTTATCTGCAGTAATGAATATAGGAGCACCGTTTTCTTTCAATACAAACTCTGTTTTCTCACCATCAAATCCTCTATTAAAACTTTGTACAGTTAAAGAGTACGGAATAATCTTTTGTATTGAAGATCCATTACCATGGAACAATGGTGCATTAGTATTTAATTGAGATCTAGTAACAGTTAATGTATTTGATGAAATATTTGTAATTTTTACAATTTCAGTATTATCAATTACAATATAATCATTTTGAGACAGACCTGCTGCACTAATAACATCAAATGAGGTATCAGCAAGAGAAACACCAAAAACTTCATCAATTGATGTAATAACGTTAGTTTTCTGAGAACTTACAAGACCACTAAGAATAGTTTGTCCGTTAGTAAAAGAATTATCTCTATTAGTAATAGAAACATCAGTTATAAGTTGTTCAAGTACTAAAGTATGATGTAAAAATCTAATGGCAGTATCTTGTCCCATGGTGATACTTAACGAACCACTACTAATATTAGTAAGCGTAATTGTCTTTGTTGCAGTATCAATTGCACTAATTTCAAGTTCATCATTATCAATACTAGTCATACCATATGATGCTTTAAATAATACTCTATCTCCAACAAAAATATTAGTTAAATCATTTACAACAATATCAAATGTTCCTGCTGCAGCAACTGAACCAGTGTGACCAGTTTCAATAACAACTCTAGAAATTGCAGTATTTTTATCTACAATAACAGCATCTACTAATTCATTTGAATTGATAACAAAATCACCAACAACAAAATTATCAATTGGTTCTTTTGTATGAATAACATTCTTACTAACATCATCAAACTGATAATTTTGGGTCGTTCCTAAAGAACCATCAGCATCAGATCTTTGATAAAGTAAACCGATAAACTGTCTACCGACAGAACGGTCAGGTCCCACATATCTTTGTGGTGGTTCAAAGAAATTAATTTTTCTAATACCACTAGTAAGGGTCTCATAAACAATATATGGAGTTTGAGTAATACCAGCAATTTCAATAAAGTAATCTTCAGGATTAATACTGAAACCTGCAGGAATTACAAGTTGACCATCTTCAACTTTATAGTTATACTTTGTACCTAGTAATGAGTGTGTTTTTTCTTCTAAAGAAACACCAAGAGGATCAATAACAACAATAAGAGTATCGTATGTAAAACTATAGTCAAACACTAAATCATTATTTGAATCAATTTCATAATCGTCTGTTGTAATTGAAGCACCATCGACAAATACAAAGTAACTATTTTTAGTGGTAATGATACTTGGTTTATTTGTTAATACAATAGGAGTACTTGCAGTAACAGATCCTGAAGTAAACTCATTCTTAAGGAATCCAGACAAATATCTTACAGAAATTTCTGATCCTATTGGAAGAGTTTCACCAAATGTAACTGTTGGAGATCCACCACCTGCAGAAATACTAAAATTAGCATTCTCTTGAATTACACCATCAATGAAACACATATAGTTGTCTTCATCGATAGAACTGAAAATACCTGATGGGAATACAGTGCCATCTTGCTGAGTAAGATTAAATTCATCAGTAACAGCAGTTGTAGTTTCAGACATGTGATAAATTACCGTATCATCATTAAACTGCCTATAACGCATTACCTCAGGTGGCATTAATTCACCAGCATCTCTACTTGAAGTAAACCTAATCGTTTTATCAGCATCAGTTACAATCCAAGATGTGCCATAAGTTTGAATAATATTGTCAAGAAGAACAACCATCTGGTCTACATCATAATTTTCAATATAGTTAGTAACATCGTTTCCATTTTGATCTTTAACTGTAGGAGTAACAGGATCTACTACTTTAAGTTCAAATGCATTTTCAATGCCGTCAAATTGAAGAGAAATATCTTCAAAAGCAGCAACAACAGAATCCTTAATATTTTTAACGTCTGTCAGTAATCTATTCTTAACTTCAACTTCATCTAAACCATTATTTTTTGTTACAAGATAGTTGTATTTTGTTCTGAAAGATACAACTTCATTTACGTTGGTTGAAACATTAACAATAGATTGAATTGTATTTGATCTACCAATAACATTATCAATAGCAGTTCTTGCAAACAGATTGTAACCAGTTGGGTGTGCTGCTTTTTGATACCCCTCTTTCCATTCAACAAATGGAATTTCTGTTCCGATTTCGTATGCAAATTTTTGATATCTATAACTGTCTTGCAATCTCAATGCACTAGAACCTAAGAATGACTTAGTATCTAAAAATTTCTTAGGAGTTTGTACAATAGGTGCAACACTAGTTAATGCAGAAATGCCAAATGCAGATTCAACAATACCAAATGCACCAGAATCAGATCCACTAATCTCATCGTTTTCTGTAATTAAATAATTATAATTTTCAATTCTTAAAATAGAACTACCTTTTTGCCAACCTTTATTATTAGTAACAAATCCAATCTTTTGAGGATCTCCATTGATAGTTACCTTTTCACCACTGATAAATTCAGATTTAGAAACAAGAGCAGTAACTGATGCTTTTCTTGAGAGAGAAACTAATTCATACCTAGTTGGAATTGCTCCACTAGGTAATACTACCTTAGTAAGTGGATTGACATCGGGAGTATTGTTTGCTATTGGTTCTTCTCTAGCAGAGATGGTAGTACTATTAAGTTTAGCGTAGAAGTTGACTGTACTTTCAGCATATTTTTCTACACCATTTTGTTCATAGTATGCTCTAAATTTAAAGATATCATTTTCAAGAATATATTGATTAAACGCAAATTTAAATGAAAGTTCACCCGAAGAAGTTAGTCCAGCATAATAATATTTTTCTACATCAATAATTGGAGCACTATTGTATCTAATACCAGGTGATATCAAGTCAATATCAATAATACGACCATTTGTTACAGTTGCCTCAATAATTGCATGATTTGGACTATTATTAGGGATGCCACCACCAGTCAATACGATTCTTGGAGCAAAGATATACTGACTACCAGGATCTTCAATTACAACATCACTTACAACAAAGTTATTCTTAATTTTTGTAATTCTTGGGAAAATTACAGATGGTTTTTGTGTTCTATCTGGACTATATCCATAACCAGAAGATATTGCCTTAATATTGTTAATTTTTCCAATACTATCAGAGATAGGTTCAAGAATAGCACCTTCTCCTGCGACTGTATTAATTTTTGAAATTACAGGAGTTGTAGTGTAATTAAATCCACCAGATGTTAACGTAACAGTATTAATGCCACCAGATGCATTTAAAGATCTTGTAATATATGAAATTGTGTTAGAGTCATAAACAAAATTAGCATTTGGTAAAGGATCTTCTTTGGTATAAATTTCAAAATAAGTTGAACTAGAGTTTACAACGTTGTACTCACCATTGATTGGTTCTGAAATTGTTTTAATTGTATAATCTTTATAGTCGGATCCACCAACTTGACTAATTCTCATAATATAATCAGTCAAATCAGAATCATCTGGGAATATTGTAAAATCAGTAATATTTCCAGATTCAATAGTTCTATTGATGTTTACATCAAAATATTTTCTACCAACACCTCTAGTATTTGTTACAGGATCATATGATGGACCATAAAATTCAATATTGATAGCACCTAGATTAATATTGGGTACATTAAACTTGTAATTGCTTCCCTCATAAAATTCTAAAGTATCAATAGTATGGTCATACCCATTCCCATCTTGAAGATCAATTTCAAATCTAGGAGGATTATTGACAGAATTATATTGTATGTTATATACGTTTGATTTTTCTAGCGCCGCACTAACTTTTACAAAATCATTTTGCACTAATGCATTATTTGCAGAGTTAAGTTTTGCAAGGATTCTGTCTTCTTCATATTTGACTACAATACCATTAATGAATCTCAATCTATTAACAACTGTTCTTGGATAATGGAACACTGCTCCAGATGCAAATGCTGTCCTTTCTAAAATTAATTTGTGATTATATGTAGATGCTACAATATCAACATCTAGAAGTGTTTGATTGACAGCACTATAATTAGCAACTGTACCAATTTCTACTTTAGGATTTGCTGTAATTCCTGTCTGTGCATCAAAATTTAAATCGTCAACTGAACCGCCACCACTAATTGATACAACACCACTTCCAGATCCGTTAAGTGTTTGAAGAACTCCATCAAAGAAAAGATATAAAGTACCACTAAGACCACTTCCACCATTGATAATTTTAGTACCAACTACTTTATTATCTTTAAAGATATCAACATCAATAATTTTAAATTTTTCAGTATTAATTGAAATGATATCATTGATTTCAAATACAGTACTATCAAATACTCTTATCTCTGAGGTGAGAGTTACTGTAGTTCCAGAAGCATATGCTTCCTGGGTAGTTTCATTTACACCCCTACGTACAAGAATTGCATTATCAGCAGCATATACTTGAATAATTTTACAATACTCGTCTTCAATCTTAACATATTTTCCAATAGTGTAAAGTCCAATATTACCACTGAGGTTATAATTTTGTAATCTAATATATCCACTAACACTATCAAGAGGGTCAACCAGTTCTGCTGTACTTACTAAATTATCTAAAGCAGGAACACTAACAGAAGATCCAACTACTTCTGTATTAACACCAACATCAATTGTCAAACTAGTGTCAAAGATTCTCTCACCATCTTGAAGTGGTCCACCAGTAACACCAGTAAGATACATTCTCTTTAACTTTTGGTCCACAGCATAAACACTTGCTGAGAATCCACCTACAGTTTGAATTGTAGAACCAGAAGCAAATGGAATATTTTCTTCATCATATTCTAAGTAATCATAAGTTGCTTTAGAAACACTAGTTACACTTTGACCTTTAATTGTACTAACAAAAGCAGCAGCACCAAATCCACCTGTTCCTTCATTATTGAATGATAGAATTTCACCTAATTTGTAACCAACACCAGAAGCAAGAACAGAAACACTATCTACTGTAGCTTCAGTAGATGATGGAATTGAATCTACAGCAAAGTTTCCAGTATCAGTTGGTTGATGATATGCATTTCCACCTGGAGTAAGATATCTCCTAATACCAGAGATAGTTTCAATGCTAGATGATTCTAAAATATTAAAATCAGTTTGAGTTTTTCCTTTAAATTTTGGTCCAATAAAGAATGGGAATCCTTGCTTTCTATCAATATTATCAATAGTTGTAAAGTATGCATACACACCATTTGGATATTCAGGTGTAACACAAAATCTACCATTCTCCGAGTCCAGTCCTACTGGAGATGCTTGTGTAAATACATAATCTTCAGCAAATGAACCCATTGGGTAATTTCCAAGAAGACCTGGAGAGGCATTTCTCCTTCTAATTGAATTTACTGGTAATGAATTTTCCTGTATTTTAGTATATCCTGATGATAGCGGCGTTACCCCCGAAGACCCATCATTTGCAACTACATGACCATATGGACCATAGATTGGTGATCCATCTAATGCCCATCCGATGATTGGTGAGTGTTCTTGTTGTGGGTTTGGATTTCTAGAAAGATTTGGAAGTTCACCATCAATTTCTAGTTTTTTAGGAGAACCTAAAATAGTAAATCTTTTTTCTGTTTTACCATCAACAACACCACCATCTAACAACAATGAACCATCAGTTGTATTGTAATTACCAACATTATCAGAATCCCAGTTATTGAGTAAATTCCAACGTTGGACATTCATTTCAAGAATTTCATTAGATCCTTCTTCTGTAACTACAATAGAAGTGTTAAATTGATTGTAATTTAAACCAGAGTTGGTTACAACGAACCCTGTAACAGTTCCTAATGTATCACTAAATGTGGCGACAACCTCTGCACCAACACCACCACCAGTTTTATCAACAACAGTAACTTTTGGAGCAGATTTATAATTTTGTCCACCATTTACCAAATCAACAGATAAAAGTTTTCCATTTTCAATATTAACAAGACCTGCAGCACCATCACCTTTCAAAATCTGATATTCTGGATCTTGAGTATACAGAGAACCAGGTTCGTCAATGTTTACTTTATAAATTGGTCCAGTTACAACAACTTCAATATCAGCGTTGGTATCTCCAGGTGGATTGTCTGGTGTGATAGTAATAGTGGGTTGATGAGTATATCCTGTTCCTGGATCTACAATTCTAACTTTAGAAATTTTACCATCTACAATTAATGGTTTAAGAACAGCATCTCTAAATGGAACATTAGGATCATTGTTTGGATTTTTTGTTACGACAATTAATGTGTCTGGGTCATATCCTACACCTTTGTTTTTGATATAAACGTTTCTTACAGATCCATTGATACCAAGTGATACTTCTGCCGTTACACCTGTCTCATCATTATCGTCTAATTTAGTAGGACCATCTAATTTTACTGCAGGTGGGTTGTTAACATTAAAATTACTTCCACCATCAATAATACTCACACTTTCAAGTTCACCTCTGACTAATGTAGTCGCACTCTTCCAACTTAGAAGAGGAGTTCCATCCCTAAGAACACCAATAGGTAAATTTACTGGAATATCTTCTTTATCTAACTCATTACTTTGTTCAAATACTTTTGGTATCTTTGTAAAAATATCTTGCTCTTTAATAACAGAATTACTTGTATTGTAAGTAATATCATAATAAGGAACTGTTGAATATGGCATATAAACATATTCACTATCTGTATAAATTTTAGTTACACCTGCAACTAGTGATTCATTCAAATCCAGTGGAAGTGTGTCATTAAACTCCCAACCACTTACAATAAGATTATCTTCAACAATAACATTACTTACAAATCCTAAATCACCTGTTTGGTAACCGATGTTATTTGTTTCAATAGTAACATCAGAAATTCCAACATAAACTACGAATGACGATCCAGGATCATTTTTAGCAGTCGCTAAAGTAGAATTATCATATACAATATCACCTAACAACAAAAAGATACTATTTGTTGCTTGGAATAAATCTACTACTTGATCTAAATCAGAATCACACTCAAAATAATTAGATCTTTTACCACTATAAGGTATTAAGTCCTGGTTAACTCTTAAGACACCAGTTTCTGGGAATCCAAAGGTAGAATCGACATATAATCTTCTTTCATCACCTACAGTTTCTGGAATTGCTGTAATTACAGTAAAGTTTGTGGGTACAATTTTCTCACCGTTTGAAATCTCAAATTCATACACTTGACTTGCAAATGAGAACACATTTTCTGCAGTTTGTACTGGAAATTCCAAACCCTTTTGTAAAATGCTACTACCAACTAGGTCTGGAACAAAAAAAGTATCTAAACTCTCTAATCTTACAATATTTTTATTCTGATACGTTGCTTCCGATGGAGCATAAAGATTTTCTTTGTAATTACGAAGTTCTGGTTTCTTTTGAAACAGAAAATTGAAATAGAAATCAATTCCATTAGGAGTTCCTTTGGAAAGATAGAAATCTTTCGCATTTTTAAGAATTTGATTAATATTGATATCGCCAATATTATCAGTTAATATATTTGATGGAAAATCAATCAAATAGTTTGATCTTAACTCTTCAAGAAAGTATAAGATGTATGCATATGACTGATTAAATACTGTAGCGGGTGTAGAGTGTGCTGCAGCAGTAGTTTCTATATTTGAAGTAAAACCATCTTCATACGTCAGAGTATTATAAGTAAATCCTCTGGTACAACCACTAAAGGTAGTAATTTTAGCTCCACCACCAATAGTTTTAAAAGATCTCTTCTTATAGATGATAACTTCATCATTAATTTTTAATAATCCTTGAGATCTTGGAAATTCTACGTGTCCAGTAACACTTACTTCAGTATCATCGTCATCAATAGAAACTAATAACGGTGCTGAAGCATCAATTCCAGTATATGTGTCAACATCAATTAAATCCTGAACTCCATTAAGGAGATCAAGAGGATTACCATTGGTTTCTAAGTACCTATAGTAATCTTTTAAAAAATTGACAAAATTAGGATATTCTGCTGGGTAGTATGACGGTACTTGCCCAATAATAGAACTTGATACTTTTAAATCGTTAAACATGTTTAACTGGATACTGGAATTTGACCGACACCTGATGTTCTAGATGATGATGTTAATGCATCTAAGATTACGCTAACATTAACACCTGCTGGATCAATAGCAAGATATAAATCTCTCAATGCCATGATGTCATTTGACTTAGGAACTACTGAAACTGTAATATAACCTGTATCACCGATCACGGAATTAATATTGATAGCATTAATATTTATTTCCCCTTTTTCATAGTCAATAGAACCTACATTCTTACTAAAGTATCTCTTAGCACTTCCATCATAACGGAAAATAGCAATAGTATTGGTATTTGGAAGTTTTTCTAAGTAAAATACGTAAGTTGAATCTTGTCCTGTGATTTTAAACCCAGATGAGATAATATCTGTGTTTTCAGAGATCCTATTTCCATAACATACCTCGTATGAAGCAAATACGTTAGGGATAACTGGGAAATTCTTTCTTAAACGAATCCTAGTGATGTTTGATGTAATTCCATTATCAGCATCATCAATATTACCAACTAATTTACTGTATTTGAACTTACCGTTGAATCTATTGAGGTCATCAGTTGCCCCAAATCCAACAATAGTGTTCTTGACTGCGTTTTCAATTTCTTGCTGATTCTTTCTTGACTTATTATTGTCATAGTAGACAAACGAGTCAATATCAAGATACAGGTATGACGGATCAATTACCTCAGGGATGACTGTAAGGATAGAAAACTCCTTAATGTCTTTTTTAAGATTTTGCTTAGCAGTAGTAGTAAGAGTTTCTGCTCCAAATGGTTTTGCAACGATGAATACCTTACCATACTGTGGAGGATCTGCTTCTTCACCACCAAATACAGATAAGGACTCAAGGTTAGGTGAGATTTGTCTAATTAAGGTCTCATAGTCCCTTACAGTAACTGCTCTTTGTTGTGCAGAGTAGAAACGTGGAGCAAGATACTTAATTGAAGTGATGTTTTCTGGTTCTGCACCGCCTGTTGACTCACTAACAACAGTAACGGTTGGGTTTGTTTGTGTGAACGTTTGTCCACCGTACTCTAATTTACCTGTAAAAGTAAATTCAGTACATTTGTTTGCTGCTTTCTTATTAGTAACAAGATATTCAATAGTGATTGCATCTAAGTTCTTTAATTTTCTTCCAAAAACACCATCACCGAAAATTAACTCAAACTGTTCGTTCTTATTTTCTTGAATAAAGTAAACTCTATCAGTTGAATTGAGATCTGTAATATTTTTTACACTATTGTATCTCTGAGGGATGTTGAAATCAACTTCATCAAGAATTACATTAAGAAGATCAATATCAGCGTCTGCACTTGGTACAATAAATTTTTGCTTAGTTGATGTATCAACAGTATACTGTAAGTTTAGGAATGATCCCTGATATACCTCCATCTCACTAAAGGTAATTCTACGAACACCATTAGCATCCATGTATGCTTCTCTTGTAATGTCGTTCAGGACACTAAAGATGAAGGATCCATCACCATTGCTACCAATAAAGGAATTACCCTTCTTCAAAGTCAATGCAGCGGTTTGTGGATTGACGACAATATCAAGAGTAACAACTGCTTTTGATGCTTTTGCAGACCTTGGAGTATATCCAACCAGTTTTGCAAGAGAAACTACGTTCTCTCTGATAGACGCACTATCAAAGAATACTTCATTAGCAACTAAATTAGCATTTAATCCAGAGTAATAGGTATTATACGCCAAAAGATCGATCAGTTGCGTAAGAACTGATCCTTCAAAGTTATAGTCCGTAAAAGTTTCAGAAGAACGCAAGAATTCTCTTAAACTTTTCTTGACCGCCTCAAAATCTAAATTGGTTACTTGATTAAACGCCATTATACTCTTTCTAGTACGAGGTTAAGTGATTGCTGATCTAAAGGAATTCCAACAATTTTGTAATTTATAGTAATATCTAAAGAGTTAGCATCGATGTCTTCCAATACTTCAACCTCTTCAACTTTTACTCTCGGTTCATGTGCAAGTAGAGCATCTTCAATGCTCAATGCAATATCATCGACAAGGACAGGATTAAAGTTCTCAAACAATGCTGTATTGATAGAACTTCCAAAAAATGGACGAAATACTTTCTCACCTCTAACAGTTAACACAATATGCTTAACTGCCTGTTTAATAGCATCCTCATTTTTGATGGTTGGTAAGTCACCATTAATGGGATGCTTATTAAATTTAGGGTTCAGATCGACAAATTTTTTGGATATTGCTGCCATTTGGACACCTACTATACTTTATATATCAAGATTCTTGATACGTTTCTTTTTTTTCTTTATTTTTTACCTTTTTACTCTTGTTAAGGTAATAATCTGCTCTCGGATCTGTAATCAGGACCATGCCCGATTTACGAAAATCTGTGCTCTGGTCTGGAATTGGGGAATTTGCCATTAGTAACCTCTGAAAAACGGACATGGTAGAACTTTTTGAGAGGTTACCATCTCCAAATTATATTTATTCACTCTTTTCCTCAGGTGTTTTCCAAAAATAGTCATCAGTATCACCCAATCTACCCCATCTTATACCTTGCTCAACTTGATAATACTCGGTAGATACCTTAAAATCAGGCATTTTGGGTTCTTGAGGGGTGATAGACAGGTCAAAGATCCTGATTCTGTTGTTTGGATACAGTGCAAACTGCCCATTTTCCAACAAAATGCAGTTATGTGACTTATGTTCCTCTGGAACTTCACTAACATTGGTGTTAATGATGTCTACATCAGGGTGGAAGTTGTCCAATGTGAACAAATACTCACCAGGCATTGCCCCAAAGTTACGAGTTCTACACACAAAGTCCATAGAACCGATGAATTGTTTCTCAATACAACGCACTCCATAGTCCATACAATTCCAGAATTGCAGGTTAGGTAGGTCTAGGTCTACCTCAGGGGTCTTAGGTTCGCTTACAAAGGCACTGATGGGCAGTTTATCGAACATTGCAGCATACTCTGGTAGGTATGTCTCAAAATAAAAAGCACGCCCAGGTATCGATTTTGCCGATACCCAGACGCCCTCTACAAATTCTCCGTGCCCGTCAACGTGATCCCTAAGGTATTCCTTACGAACCCAGACCTTTTGTGCTGGTAAGTTGACGACTAATTGACTCATTCTTCGTGATAGGTAGGTGGATGGAACGCACAGTACTCATTAAACGTGATTTTCATCTCTTTGTTAGTGAGATTACAATACTTTGCTGCTTTTGGAAGATTCCATTTAGCACTCCAAAGCATTTCCATTGCTTTTCTGGTCTCTGGTCTCAACGTCCTTGACCTCTGTAACGCTTTTTCTTGTTATTACGCGAGGTTGCAGCGTATTTTGTGTTTTTAGACGACCCTTGACGAGTAGCTTTTGGTTTTCCAGGCATGAAAGAAGCGCCAGAAAGACCAATTTTGGACCGCATTGCCATAATTTGCGTGTTTTTACGTGAACAACAGTAGTATAAACGGAATTTTCCGCTTTGTCAAGCGCCTAAATTGCCTGCATAGACGTTAAATGACCCTTGAGCGATGGTATCTCCGCAACCAATCATGTCTCCGATGCGTCCAGGCGGTCTAAAATTGAAATAAACGTTAGTCGGACCTGAAGAAATGGGTCTAATTAGGTGTGGAGGAGGACAATTTGCACAAGAACACGCATGAGGAGCAAATAAATCTCCCACACGTCCTGCCAAAATGTTATTTACGAATACTTTACCCAACATTACACCAACACCTGCAGGTGGCAGCAATGCTGTTGCTGGGTAACAAAGATGACCTGTAGATAAAGCACCAACGTATGTAACACGTTTGTTTAATACCTTTCTTGGTTTTGTCATGGTAAGAATTTAGGATTAATAGGATTACGACCTGTCTGACTATTTACAGCAGTAACAAACCTCTGTGATGAAATATCCTTGTCATCATAGACAATTTGCTTAATCGGAAATGTACCAGCACCAATACCACAACTACTTGTGATGACTACTGTATACTCTACAATAATCATAAAATTAGGATCAGGATTATATGCCTGCATATGATCAGTTGTTCCAATTTCCTCAATCATTCCCACGACAGGAGTACCTGCAATAGGAAGACCACCAATAGGATTCAGAAACGTACCTCTGGTCAAAGCAGAACCCTGATTAAGCGTCCCATACTGTGCTGTATACCCAGAAGGTGATACAACAGGTGTAGGAAGGTGTGTAGGAGGAACTACGTCCCTTCTATACTTATATTCCTTATTAGGGAACAGATAGTCCGTATAGGTCCCTGTAACGGTCATAGTGATGGTTCCAGGGAATGTACAGGTCGCTGTTGCAACGCCAGTGCCTCCAGGTCCTGCAGTCCCACTAGAACCATTTGTACTAATCAAACTAACAGTAAGTCCAGGATCTCCAAAGTATGCAGAAGGTGTAACCACTGGAGTGAAGTTAGTTACAGTAACAGTAAAGACCTCTGGAATAATCGGAGGTCCAGGATTACAAATAACCGCAGTCCAGACATTAGGTGTCCAGACAACGGGTTTCATTACAATGCTTGGAGTTGGTTGAATTGGTGTATAAACTGTTGGTATAGGCATGATTAATTTCCTAATAATTCATCAAGACGACTAGAACCAATTGAAGAATTATTCATCACATATAGCGTAGTACTCCATGACCCTGCACCAGCAGTAGTAACGGTTCCCTCTGGGGGAATATACCTATAACGCATACCACTTCCATCAATAAAGAAACCAGTACCACTAGGTCCCACGTCTCCAGGAACACCTGCTCCTGGATTACCTGTAGATGGTGTACCACCTACTTCCACATAATACGTAGACCCACCATTA